AATTTGGAATATAAAATTCTGCATTACTGAATGTGCTAGAAGTATTTCCTGATGATACAGAACCACCAGCCACTATCTCAGAACCAGAACTTCCACCATAGGAACTCGTTGTGGTTCCAATAGTGTAAAGAGTTCTAAAAGAATATGATGATCCGCTAGGTGAACCGTTAAAAGATAACTTAACTGTGTTATAGCTTATCCCAGTATTGTTTCTCAATGAACATTTAAGAATCAAATCGGTATAGGTTTGAGGAATGGTTCCACCTGAGCCGATAGTGATGGAAGATTGACCACCTGCTCCTACTTCATAAGCAGCAATAAGTTGATAAGTTGCCATTACTCCGCCTTTATTCCATAGAGTGAGAAGGTTGAGCCGATTGCAAAGTTGCCTGTGCTGGTTAATGTAATAGATGTAATGCCTTCTGGAGTTTTACGCCATAGACCAACCTGAGCAGATACACCGTAACCCGATGCAGATAAACCAGCTCGCCACAGTATGTTCTTATATGATGTCGTGTTTGTGTAATTCTGAAAGTTTACTGTGATGACATTGGGAACTGTTGTGTTGTCATAATCGTTGGGATACATAGTCCAAGAGGTTGCGTTGCTTGCTCTGTAAGATGTGCCAGAGCTACCATCGCCACGCATACCTGTTAAAGAGTAATTGCTGGCAGTATCTCCATTTACTCTCATAGAGTGAGTAACTGTATTGGTACTACCGAGTGGAGCATAAACTAGAACTAGATCGGTGTAAGTCTGTGGGATAGTTCCACCTGAGCCGATAGTGACTGAGCTCTGAGCAGAGCCAAGAGTTTCACTAGATATAACCTCATATGTAACAGTCATAATTATCCCTTAATTCCGTAAAGTGCAAAGTGTGAGTTTGCTGCGATGTTAATGCTATCCTTAGAATAAACGCGCAGAGTATTAATAGCCCCAGTATTCGACCAAAGACTAGAGGAAAGAAATACAAACCCGCTTCCATTGGAATCATTACCTTCAAGAGTTCTAACTGTTTTATATTTGTTTGTATTTGTATAATCTAAAATATCAGTAACCACTCCAGCAAATGAACTAGAACCACTATTGAAATAACCCAAGTAAGCCCCAAAATTAACTTGCCCACCTGAGTTTAGACTGGTAGCTGAGCCTGAGCCTGAGCCGTAAAGGGCGTGATAATAGTAATTAGATCCTGTGTCTAGGGTTCCACCTGTGCCGATTCTCATATTCATATCAGCGGTCGATGCCATCTGGACATTCATGCGAATTTGCAGATGCTTATATGTCTGAGGAATGGTGCTAAAGTCAATATAAGGGGTTGCTGAACCTACTGTAACCGTAGCAATAGATTCATAATCTCCAATGATTCCACCGCCTACTCCGAGGAAGCCTGAGATATTGTTAAGCAATCGCGCCCACCACGACCCAAGCATCCGTTGCAATTTTAATGCAAGCGGCAGTTTTCCATTGGGTTAAAGTAGGAGCTGCTGAAACCGCACCTGCGCTGGTTACTGTTGTTGTGCCAGATGTGACTGCGCTAATCGTGCAGACTCCTGCGCCTTTGTTAAGGACTGTGATGACTGTGCCGACTGGGAAGGCTACTGATGCGTTGGTAGGAATCTTAAAGGCAATAGCGGTTGCCTTATTCATAACCTCTAGGACTTGATATTGGTCAGCTAGAACGGCGGTATAGTCTGATGTGTTATCTGCGCCGATAGTGAAGTTGACGAGTCCGTTATATGCAGCCGCGGTGAGGATGTCACCTGTTACTGCTGGGAAGCCTGTTGCCATTTATTTCTCCTAGTAAGTCATCGCGCTAACGCCAATTATACCGCGTTCTGCGCTTCCTATCACGAAACCATCGGTTATGGGTTCGAGTGTTGTTACGGTTACATCCATAGAGTTAGGGCTGATTCGCCACGATAAGCCCTGAACCTGCAGAGTCTTTACGATGGTAGAGCCGCCTTCTCCTACATTGGTAATCTTCACATTCTGGAAGTAGTCCAGACCAATCATCGTGTCGGTTGGCACATCTGGGTCTAACAGGTCAACCGTCATGGCATCGATACGGATAGTAGTTTCAGCTCTGGTGGCTACATAAGTTCTAGCGATGTTAAGGGCGCTAGCATCTGTGTCCACTACTAGATCGGTGGCTGAATACTGGTGAGGGAAGTAGCGCTCTACGCTGGTGGCGTTCTGAGCAAACTGAGCCGTACCGCCTACGCGAGTTATGTTGGCAGTATTGATAATGAGCTTATCGTCAAAGGCATATACAAGATTCTTATACGGTATTCCAGTAGTTTGATTAAACTCAATAGGAGTGCCAGAGATAGATGACACGACTTGGTTGCGTGACTTGAACACGGCAGTACCAGAGCCATCAATATAGAACGCGCCTTGCTCTGAGAACTCTACATTCTTGAGAGCATTAAGAGATGTGCGAAGGGTAGCTGGGTCGGCTTGGCATAGGCTCTCACCTGTTGCCACCGTACGCATATTGGATGGAAAGCCTACCTGATCTAGTATCTTGCCTATGCGAGTGCCTGTGCTCTGCCCTGCTGCTGAGTCGGCTACGGTCTCCACCTGAGCTAAGTTAAATAGCTTAAAGGCATCTGAACAGTAAATATCTACATAGCCTACTTCTTGCCCTTGAGGGAAGGTATAGCGGTACTCGGTTGTGTAGCCTGAGAATAGGAAAGCATCTTTAGTTGCCGTAGTAGCTGAGATGCGAAGCTTACGAAGCGGTACTAGGTAAGGGTAATAAGGGCTAGAAGTGTTCTGTGGGTTCCATGCTCCGTCTGGGTCAAGAACTCGTACGACTGCATCGCCCGCTACATACTGGTCGCTGAGGATATTGCGCCCACGGTTAATGGTGATGTTACGGACATTGGGAGTTAGATCAACGATAGGGATTGGAATTGTAGAAGCAGCTAACTGGCTAACTCCGATGATTCCATACTTGTCATCACCAATTGTAAATGGGTAGCCGAATGTAGCACCTGAGCTAAAGTCAAAGCTGACCGCTATATTGGCTGGTAGGCTCACGAAAAGCTTCCGAGCCTGTTGATGATTGGGTTGTTACCTTGTAGCCCTTGATTCTGTACGACTGATGCGATTTCTCTGCCATCAATCTGAACCACGATAGGCTGAGATGAACCCATGCCACCATAAAGTCTGCGAGCTTCATCTGCGGTTCTAGTGCTTGCATTAACTGAACCTAGAGTGTTAAAAGCATTAGCTGGCATGGCGTTGCTAGAAGGTACGGATGTAACAGGTGCAGGAGATACTCCACCGCCTGTTGTCGGGATTGTTGATCCAGTTACGTTTGCAAGGTTCTTTGTGAAAGTCTTGAGCCATTCATCCCAGCCAGCAAAAGGATTAGGAGCATCAGGAATAGTATTAATAAAGTCTTTGAGCTTGCCAGTCTTATCAATCGAATCAGCTAGTTGGTCAGCTAACTTCTTGGCTTGGTCTGTGTTGCCAGTAAGCAAGGCTAGCTGGAGCTTTACGCGTAGTTCTTCTTCTTTAGTTAGCTTGCCCTGTAATGCGGCTACTAGCTGAATCTGCTCAAGGTCAAAGAGAGCTGATTGCTTCTTAGCCATAGCTTGCTTCTTCTGCTCAGCAGTTAAAGCCTTCTGAGCCTTGACTTGTTCTTTAGCTAACTTGGCTCGTTCTGCTTCTCGCTTCTTGGCATCTGCATCAGCCTTCTTTTTAGCAGCTTCATCTTTAGCGTAACCCATGACGGCATTGTTGCCCATCTCAAAAGGTCTAGCTCCTTCATATTGGAAGCTTCTGCGTAATTCACGGATTTGCCTTTGTAGTTCATCTCCGTTGCTTATTGTGAAAAATCCTTTAGCGATTAGTGCAAATACTTGGAACTCTTGACCTGCCTTAGTTATTCTTTCTGCAAGAATGTCAATCCTATCTATAAAGCCCTGAACGCCACTATCGCCTGATAAAGCAGAGAAGGAATCAATAAGAGCGCCACCGACTGATTCTTGAAGTCTATCAAAGGCTAAACTGATCGCGGTAAGTTTTCCAGCCGATGTATCTAGATAGGCTGCATTAGCTCCAGTAAATTGTTTATTTAACTTGGCTTGAACATCTGCAAAACTAGCAGTCTTGAGCTCTGCCTGAGTAAGTCCTAAATTGTATTTACGAAGCCCACGGGTATTGCCTACATAAGCCATGCCAATATCTCTAGCTACTGTGGTGAGCTCGATGCCTGTACCGCGTGAGGTTTCGATGGCAAGGTTAAGAAGCTTCTGGCTCTGAGTAAGTGATCCAGTAGTAGTAAGCAAAGCTTGGAAGGCTGGGCGAAGCTGGTCATCTGCAACGCTGGCAGACTTCTCAAGGTCGCTGATAAACGTGGATACTTGGACATTGGCGAAAGATAGTCCTAGATTGTCAACGGCAGTAGCTAAGCGCTGAGCGGCTGCTTCATCTTGAGCAAAAGCTTTGATAGATGCCTTACCATATGCCACGACTGCGGCGGTGGATAAAGCTACGCCTAAACTTTTACCAAGCTTCTTGACATTTTTCTCAAGGGATGTTGTGGCTTTATTTGCATCGCTGAAAGCTTTCTTACCTACGAACTCTGCCGCTAAGCTGATTAGGATATTGCTCATACTTTGCTCCTAGCGTTTAGCTTTGCCGCTGCTGCTTCAATAGCTTTAATTACATTACCGCGAGCTTTGCCTTCATCTTCTGCGTAAGCTCTGAATAATGCTCGACCTGTTGACTTCTGGTCTTTACCTTTAAGAGTGCCACCAAGCTTAGGAGTAAAGTTGCCAGTCACACCAGACTTGCGCCCTGCGGTTTCATAGATGGCTCCTGCTGCGCTTTTGTTATACATAGTGACAAGTGATCTAAAGCCATTACGGTTAGGCTTGTTAGGTGTTGTCTTAAAACTAATACCCCTGCGAGCTTCTGCCGCATCGTAGTAACGCTTAGCCCATCGACCGCCAGCGTTAGGGCGCTTGAGCCATCCGCTAGGTGCTTCATCGTTAGAAGGTAAGAACCCTCTAGCGTTCTTTACAACAGGCTTGACGAAAACGCTAATCTGCTTTGTAGTTTCCTTAGCTAAGTCAGGCTCGAACTGCTTGAGAGCTTTCCTAAGAGCGAGAGCGCCCTTGAGCTCTGTTGGCATT